TTCATTTGTTTCTGATGGAACAAACTGGATGATATTATGATATGTGATACGGATAACAGGAGGCGGCAACGTGATTTTATCAGATAAATTAGACCCGACTATTAATGTCGCCATAGGTGTCTACGAAGATGGAAAACTCGTAGATAGGCGTTTGGGGCATAATGTTGTCACTAACACAGGACGAAACTGGTTGACCTTACTGGTTGGCTCTAGTGACTACCAAACTGATCCCCCCAGCCCACACGTCACCTCTAAAATTGGTTATGTTGGGTTTGGGTGCGGTGGTGCACTACAGACTAATAGTCTCTTCGCGGCTACCCAGACGGAGCTTATTACGGTTACAGCCCTAGAAGACCCGATCCCTATTCATGTTGTAGGGGCTGAGCGCTTTTATTTGAAACAGGTGGACAACCAGACAAATAGCAGTATCTACTTTCCCGGTGATTTTAGGACTAGGTTTATTGTAGATGTGGCAGAAGACGAGCTTTCTTTTGCGGGAAATATAACACGGGTGTCAAATGTGGATGTTGGAACTTCTGTTCCAATTTCTGAGGCGGGCTTGTACTTAACTGACGCTAATACTACCTTTACTCATGAGGCGGTTCCACCGAGCAGCAATGAAGCTGACCCCTCACAACCGAATTATCTTGTTGCTTATAATATCTTTGACCCAATTTCAATAACACCAAATGTTGTTCTTAGGGTTGAGTGGGAACTTAGATTTTAGGGAGGCCCGAGAATGTCTTACAAATATTACGGAAAATTAGCTGGAAGTACCCCCGCACACAAGTCGTTGACTATGACGACTCCGCCGGACACGACAACGCCATTTAACCCCCACGCCCCAGCCACTAAATTTATGGCCTACGGTGAGGATGCTACCAGTCTGGCCTTCAATCGGGCCTTCTCTGCGATATCTTCAAACATTGACTTCATAAAGGGAGTTTTAGACGCCCCGGCCCTCCGTCCAGAAGTTCTTTCACCAATAAGAGATTCTACGGATTTTGGTGGCAGCAAAGCTGGATTTTTTGTTCTTAATGAGAAGGATGCAGTAACAAATCCAAATGGGCTTATACACGACACAAATAGAATTGATTTAGCCGGAGCACTACAAGCGGATACAGTCCCCCCAGTTTGGGTGTATTTGGGTCTACACCAAAAAGACCTAAAAAACTTTGTGCGTTTTTACGGAAGTGGGACAGACCAAACTCTGTACGATTCTCGTGGAGATCTCGCTAGACGGGAGATAGTTGTACCTACTGACGCCAAGACAAACGCTATTGGTGGAGATTCCTTTTTTCCGCCGACCGAGTACCATGGTGATGACTTACATGCGGTACCATACAAGATTCCGCCCATAGCCCCAGTAAGAGTTTCTCTTAGCCCGTACTCTGGTAGTTCTAGAAAGTTCGATATTCTTAGGTGGGAGTCTGATGGCCTAACAATTCGGTCCTCTGGGCTTAGCTTCTCAGACTTATATCTTAGGCCTGGTTGCTACCTTTATGTCGAAAATGATGGTGACCCGCTTGTAAGCGGAAAAAATAATAATGGCTTGTACCAAATAGCCTCCATACAACACAGCCAGGATGTTGGTCCTGGTGGAGCTGGGGATAAGGCGGTCCTTACCCGTGGAAATTTAGCGAAAGTTACTGTTAACGATCATTCGAAATATGATCCTGGTGATCTTGTAACTTGGAGGCCTACTCCAGAGCACAATAATCCGGTGGATACGCCAGAGGAGCGTGTTCATTCCGCGCACGTTGCTTTTATTGTTCCCAGACCAGATCTTCCATCTGTAGGCGTAGAATATGGTGATCTCTATCTCGCTCAAATTGGGGGGAGTGAAGATTTCACAGGGCAGAAGTCTTCGGATACATCCTGGCAAAAAGGTGGCAGGAGACTTTACGGAAATGTTGGCCTTCCTGACAAGGAAGAGGGTGCCTTTTCCAATTGGACTATGCCCAAACCAACCCCACTAAGTTCTGGGACTTTGCTTTGGAAATGGGATGGGGCAAATTGGGATAGAGCCGAAGTTGTCGAGGTTATTTCTCCAAGCGCACCCGTTTACTTTAGAAGAGATATTAATCCCGGTATTGTGACTCCTTGCAACCCTCTTGGGTTTCTTTTGAATCCGTTATTGATTTTTGGGTTCGGTAGTTATCTGGGGAAAAACGATTATTACGTGCATTGCAACACGTTGACCACGGTTGGTGAGCAGCTTAGATCAAGAGGTAGTTCGGCTACTTTGGGTAGCTATGAAGATCCCTCGTCACCCATGATTGTGAATCAAGGTGATATGCGGGCCATTACCGATTTCGCCCGCCACATCCGAATGGGCTACGATCAGTGGGCACCACCACTTATTGATGATTCCCAATACGGGGATAAGTTCTCTCCCTCAAGATTAAGCCTGGGGAATGATCTTTATTCGCTAAGGTTAGCAGTAGATGCTGGGCCAGGACAAACCTTTGAGGACGCTTGTAACGCTGTCGGTTTGGGCGTTGGGGACACTATTGTCTTTGGGCACCCTCTTGAGGTTGTTGAACCAGATCCCCCATTTGTTGTGGGGCAGTCTAGAAAGGCCGTTGGGAAGATTGTCAGCTTTTCTTTTAATCGCGTAATTATAAAGAACGTACAATTTCGTCCAGGAATTGGGCAGAATATGCAGACCGGTGGTCAGATGCAGGTTCTTGTCTCCCAAGACCAAGGACTGGGTCTTCCCGGCCCCGGGGGAAGTTTTACAACTGTTAATGGGACAATTTTTGTAGTTGAGAAACTGTATAGTGGTAATGTCTCTAACGCTAATATCCCGCATCAGTTTACACCGACAGGTGGCCTAAACGCGGCGTTCCACAATGACTATTCCGCAGATCCTGAGGAGCGAGGACAACATGGTAGCGGTAACTGGATATCTTACGCCAGTAACGCTAACCCAATAACTGTCTTCTTGTCAGACGACCTGACCGCCATGCAGCGTTTGTTTGTAGCGCGGACTGATTTGTCCCCAGATCCGGCGGATGCCTCCCCTCAAGATCAAAGCATTGGTCTCATTGAAGTAACAAAACGTAAAAATTTAAATACTGGTAGTAATAATCTTCACGGCCTACTTGCTGGTATCAAACTTAGTAGTAACAAGAGTTATATTGAGGAACTTTACGGGGTAAATTATGCCTCTGGGACACTTCCTGATTGGCGCGGCTTAACTTTTTATGATGAACGAAGCGCCTCATGGACATTTGGCAGTAGTTTTGGTTTGGGTTTTATCGGTGACCATGATTATGGTTCATCTGTAGGTATTCCGTTAACATGTGGTAATAGTCACTCTCGACATTTGACGCATGGCAAACCACCCGCCCAAGGAGACGGTCCTGGAACTCTAACCACTTATGGGGGCACGGGTATCACGGGTGGTGGTCCTGGGGCCTTCAATTATTCAAATACTCCTATAGAGGTCAGTACACATAGTTCGGAAGCCTCATCATCAGTAATGGCTGCCCTGGAAGCAGCGTTAACTGGGAACTACCTTCCTTATCAAGATGCCGTTCCAGTCAATTCGGTCATTAACAGACCACAGAGACAAAATTCTTTTGGTTCTCTCTCTAATGGTGTCATTAAGGGTGCGGAACAATCTTTTTGGATGAGCCCAGAGGATACATTTGGCAACACACAGCAATATGATCCTCAGCACAGACACTGTATAGACTTTAGAGAGGCTTGGTTCTTGAAAGGTGGGGCTAAAGTTTATTGCCCAGAAACTCGGATATCGCTCCCAAATGTTAGTGGTAAGTATTATATCTTCTTTGATTTTCATGTTGACACCCTTCCTATGGGACCCCGAGACCATGGTGGGTATGTGGCGATTGAAGAGTCCGATTTACCGACTAATTTTGGTTTATGGGAAGATCCTTGGCGCATCCCCATATGTGAAACTGTAGTAAAGGCTCTACCCGGCACTGATCCACTGCTTACCTATGTTTCTGATGCACGACAAAGGATATCTAGGCAGGATAAACGATGCCACATTTATGTTGGTCAAACCGGTGGCCATGAACCAACCCCAGCGATTGATGATGAGGCAGGGCCTTACGCTAATGATATAGCCCATTTTAATACTTTAGGTGCTGCGCTTAAAGCCATTGAAACCTGGGAAGCATTGAGAGCAAACGGTAACGAGTTTACCGGTGCTCGTCACTGGACTATCGAGGTAATAAGCTGGACCTGGGAAAGACAAGACGCTGCACGAGGCATAAGTTGGCCCTATAGGATGCCCGCAGACGGTATAACTATTCGTGGTCGAGCATGTGATCGAGGCGGCCTCCCCGGAGCTGTGGTTCCTCCCACTATCCCAGACAATGGGACTCCGCTTATTCTTTGGGGTGAGCTACCTGTTGAGGGTGAGGAGCAAAATCTTCTCGACATCAATCAAAAACACGGCCTTGTTTTCAGGGACCTATCCTTTACTTGGCTGAATGCTGAGATTTCGCCCGGTCTGAATGAAATTGCTGTGAATCGGAATATTGTTTGGGGGGCCGCAGGGAATGAATATGCAGAAATGCCTGGGGTCAATCTGTTTATCAATAGAACTGCTAATCCAGTAGGACAATCAAATAGAGGGTTTGATTTTTTGCTGCCGCAGGGCGAAAACCCAATTTTCCAAAATAGATCGTCTGATATTTTGATCGAAAACGTTCACCTAAAAGGTGGGACGGGATTCTTTTTCCATGTGGATCACGGAAACATGGAAAACCTAACAATCAGAGATTGCTCTGCCATAGATATAACAAATACGTTTGTTACTCTAGAACCCGTCTCCCATGACCTACACAATGGGGGCGTTGGCACAACAAGTGGCTATCATCAGAATATAACTATCGATAATTGTACAGCGATATCACAGGACAACACTAATGCTACTACCGGAGTAGAAGCCCTCTATTGTAATGCAATTCACCTAACTGCTGTTACTGATTTCACTGTATCCAATTGTAAAATTATTGGCTTCAAAGATGGCGTTTGTTGTCGGGATGCAACTCTTTTCTTCACACAAGGAAGCCCTGGGGGGTCTGGCCCATTGTACGGGTTCACGGGGGTGCATGTAGATAGTTATGGGACCATTAGTGATTGCCATTTTTCCTACCAGTGGCACCACGGTGTCTTCGCCCAGAATCGATGGGAGTCCATCACAGAAGGTGGGTATGGGGGGTACAGGGTACTAAATTGTACTTTTAAGGATTTTGCAAATAATCGCGATCTCTTCTTTCTCCCGACAAGCCCTTTTTGGGGAGGATGGACGACGAATTATGAGGCACCAGCCATAGACATCACAGGAAGTGATGCACAAATTGATGGCAATCAAATTATCCGACTCCAGCTCGCTAGAGGATGGGAAGAGCCGACCACAGCTGGAAATCAGAGACATCATTATTTAATAGCTTGTGGTGGTGATGTAAATGTAATGCCGGGGGCAGACGCTTTAGCGTACAATGTTCAGGTTACTAATAATAGTGCCACGTGTCTCCCGGGGCATAGTTTTATTCGGATGGTAAATGCGGTTAATTGTACTATTTCTGAGAATAGAGAAGATTTGATGACGCGACCAGCTTTAGCTTCAGGTCTGCCCCATTCATTTTACAATACTGACCCAGGAACAGGGCCTAATAATTACTTGCCGGTTCAAGCATCATTCCGAGGCCATAAACTAACAGACTGTACAATTACCAATAATATTTTTGCAGCACTACCTGAGTATGGAAGTTATGAAGTTGACTTCATAAGATGTAACAATATTAAGAACGTTGGGAATGTTTGGGCTGGGTGGTGGGCGTATAGTTTTCGGACAGCTGCTGGGTACTGCGAAGCTCTTAATCACTTGGTTGAGGGGAACGACTTTAATGGTGTGAGTGTCCTCTTTTCCGGCTCAAATTCACACGCAGATAATACGAAGGTACTCAACAACAACTTCTCATTGAATCGAAATTACTTCGGCAACGATTTCTCGAATGGAGAACCGTGGGGCTTAGATGAACTCGGAGCACCCTATGAGGGCAATGAGGGTGGAGATATCATCTTTGGCGGGGGGCTTAATTCTAATCAGCGTAGTTATTTTGACCAAGTACATATATGCGGCAACACTACCCAAGGTGGGTCCATTAAGATTGCAGAGGAGTCACTAATTGGTGGGGCAACCCATATGCAATACCTGGGGATGGTTATTGATAACAACAATCTTTTGAGTTCCGTTAGGGGAGAAACGATTGGAAGTTCAACCCACGAAATCTACCCAAAGACTAAGATGGGGTCAAAAGCGGGTGGAATGGTTTGGATGGAAGGATTTCCAGTAGGCTGTAAAATAACCAATAACCTTGTTGGACAAGCAAATTATGCAGAGATTTTTGCTGGTTCTGGAATTGTGTCTGCTGGAATTGCGGTCGGCTGGACTAATGCGTCTGGGGGGGCCAATGAATTTGACCAACCAGAGGACTGTTTAATTGCTCATAACGAGTTGTGGGGCTCCAAGATACTGACAGCTGGGTCTCGATTTGAGATATCACACAATAAAGGTGTTACAGATATTTGGCATAATGTTGACCCGAATAATGGCCTGAGTACGGGTCTGAAGCCATGGACAGGGGCCGCATATGGGCAAAGGGAAAGTGGCGCTCTTGGGGCTAAGATTTGTTGGAATGAGCACGTCTACCAACTTGAAACAATACATTACAATAATATTTTTGATAGTGATTATGCAACTTCGATCATGATGGTTGAGGGTGTCGGAGGGAAAGTCAGTAACAATACTAATTGTATGTGGATGAACTTTGTTGCGTGTTCTGGTTTAGATGTTTCATACAATGACTTTAATCCAAACTGTAGTTTTTGGCAGGGTGGCCACGGCATAACTTTGGGCTTTGGTGGTTGGTTGAATTTTGAGGATGGTTGCCACGACTTAAATATCGAGGGTAACGATCTTTTGTGGAACTTCGATAGTATGATTGGTTATAACAGAGATCAATTACCATTGAGCATAAACTGGGACCCATTCCAGGGGGCCGCCATACCAGGGTGGTTCTCCGGTTGGTGGAACGACCCCGGTATGCTCCCCGAGAACGAACCTAATTTACCATGGAACCCAGCATTTCAATTAAACACTGGAAGGACTGGATACATAACAGTCTCGGAAGATGGGGTTAGTTGGCAACCTAAGCGGTGGCGGGTATCAAATAACACTACCCACGGAATCCGTGATCCGAGTCTAAGTAACGTTGGTCTAACAGATTGCATTATTACCGCTAATCAATTTACGACCAATATGTGGTTCGATTCAGGATTTAAAGATCTAGAGGACGATCCCATGCGGCTTTACAGTCGTCCGTTTTGTATTGAGGCAACTCTGAGTAGAGGCCACAACATAACCGGCAACACAGCATATGCTGGGTTTATGCTTGGTTGGGCTCCGTTTCATGTTATAGGTAGTGCTTGGCCATACGATCCTGAAGTAGCCACGGCGGGTATCGTGTTTTCGTCAAACAATCTTAGAGGAAGTCTTGCCGATACTTATGTTATGAGTGGCGGAATCACTATGGTTGGTAATAACTACGCAACTTGGTCATCTCTGCCTTTATTCGGGGCGGAGTTAAATCAAGGGCACACTCCAATGGGCGTAGCAGAACGCTGGTCATACCTGAATCCCCTTGCGAGTCCTCAGCCAAATCCACAACTAAGTAGAGGGTCTGCTCATATTAGCGCCGCACATCCCATATTCTACCCCATTGGTGGTACTGGTTTGATCAATCAATATTGGGCATCTTCTAGTGGCATCACTTCTATGGGAGAGGTGGGTAGTGAGCTTATCAACATAGATACCCAAGTTGATGTGTGTGCGGGTGATGGTATCTTTGGTGGGGGAGCAGGGGCTGTTGGTGATATTGACCCTGTCACCGGGGAGGCAGCACACCAGTGGCAATCTATTGCTTGCGGTATTTTGAACAGTGCGGCACCGAAACCTGGCGTTCCGTCCAACACAGATTTGAACGGAGACTTCTATGGAGACTACCACCCCTTTTCGTGGATTCAAAACCAACAACTTGGTGCATTCAATAATCAGAACCAAGGTTGGGGAGTGAATACCAACCCAGACGTTCTTGGCAATTATGTTACCACCGGAGCTTTCCCAATTATTGGACCATCCAACAAGTGGCTTGATCACGAGTAGTCATAGGTAAAAAAGAGAGACGCCTGAGCGGCGGTCTCTTCTCCGGGAGTAACTCCCTGGGGGGCCATCCGGGTAGCACTACAGAGTGCATCCGGTGGCAGTTACCGCAGAGGCTAAGCCTGGGCAGGTTGTTCCTGCTGAGTGGCCTTCTGGGCTTCCTTCTGAGCTTTTCGGGTCGCGTAGGCTGCCTTAGCAGTTTCTTCCAACGCTTCCAGGCCAGCAACGACCCTATTCACCGCGTATTGCGCGATGACTGCAACAGCAAATGCTTTCCCAACTTTACCGGCTTGTTGTCGCCGCGTTGGTTGAGGTGCTTGCTTTTTGAAGGGATTGTTGATTTTGAGGTTAGCTTTGTTCATGTAATCCTCCTTGGATTATCTGGTGACGAGTATTTCGAAAGAACGGCTATGTCCTTCCTTCAATACTCTTATCCCCAAAAAGGGGTCTATTTTTGCACTTTTTGACCCCCTAAAATGGAAAGCCCCCCGCACATCAAATGTTCCACGTGAAACATTCGAGTATACGGGGGGCCAAGTTAGCCCGAAGGAGGGACGGACCTCTACTCTTCTATATCTAGGTAAGTAGTCGGCTCAGGCACTCCTGATAGGTCTTCCTTCTCTTCGCCATTTCCGAAGACAACTGAATTCAATAAAAATAACATTGAATTCCCTAATAGATTATTTGAGGCTGTTTGCTCCTCGCGAACCGCAGATACCTGGGCACTGATTGTTTCAAAACCATCTTTAATTCCTGCGGCCAACCCATTAGTATAATCACTAATATTTGACATTGTATTAGCAATTTCTATCATGCGCTCGTTTAGTGTATTGACTGCTCCAAGAAGCTCACCAAGATCCCCACTTTGGCTGGGTGTCGTTCCCACAGGTTTTGTAACCTGTGGCTTGGCGGCAAGCGTGACCTTCTTAATCTTTTGCTTGGCTTGCTTTGGGGCAGCTGCAATAGGCTTCTTCGGTGCAGCTTCTGCGACAGCTTCTGTGGCAGCTTCTGCGGCGGCAGCAGCAACGTCCACCTTACGAGGTCGCCCACGCTTCTTTCCGGTAGGCTTTTTGGGGGCGCTGGCAATCTTACTTTTCTTGGGGATTTCCTTTTCGATAGGTGTTTCTTCCACATCGATTTCACTACTTTCTTCAAGCGTTGCTGGATCACTTGTTGCTGGCCATGTTGGCGCTCCTGTGGCTTTCCCGCGAACGAAATCTTGAAGTTGCGTAATATAGTGCATTACTCCATCTCGGAAATATTCACTATCTATGGAATCTAGATCCGCCTCGACGAATGGTCGTGGGTCTCTATCCCTATCCCCATTAACCTCGCTAGAGGGGACTTCTATTGCGCGTTCATGAACCCAAGACACTAAGGTCTTAAAATCCATCGTGTAGGCTTTGGCCGGAGCTAATTTCATGCCAATGATCGCCAGCTTCCGTACCTCTGCTCGGTCTAAATTCTCAAACATTTTCTTTGAATATTTAGCTCTTGTGGCCATTTTGTTCCTCTCTTAATTGTTGATGGCAGTAGATGACTACTCCATCTGTGTGGCGATAACAATTGCCATCGCACGGCAGACTTAACATATTTCTGTGTTCCTTTATATATAGCATGATTTCATCACGCATACAGTTAAATGGGCTTTCCATAACTTCGTCAGTCTTATACGACAAAAGCTCTTGAATTTGCTCGGGATTATCGTCTTCATGAATAGCTATACGCTTGCCATGATTTTCCCAGGCAATATGAGTAAGCTCCAGTGGTCTTAATTTAGGGTGTTTCAATTTCATAAACTTTGGCTTTTATTCCGGTGAATCCGAATGTTGGCCCGTCTAGCTTCTGAACAGATACTTCCAAAAAACAAGAGTCGTCTATCCCTAAACACCAAGAAAGTAAATCCTCAACTATTTTTATTAAATTTGAAACATCCTTTCTTTTGTATTTTGTTTTTGCTTTTTTGGGCCACCCCTTGTTGAACAGCGACGGTAGGTAAAACTCCAATCGAAGTGCATAAGGGGTGTTCTGGTCTAATGGGGGGTCATCCCATAAAATTTGCTTGGCCAGTTCAGCGCTAGCTTTGGCTTTGAATTTTTTCATCTCACTAGATGGTCTGGGACCACGTGTAGTGTAGATATACATACTGTTTACTGAGGGCGGCAAAATTGATATTTCTGCTTGAAATACACACTTACGATCCGTCATCGATTACTCGTTTATAGGCTGTGTGAAACCCAGGTTCCACAGTTGACCGCGCATCTATACTAGAATTTTTTTGCTTATAAAACTCTTGGGGGTTATCATCCTGCGTTCTTAGCCACAGTTCCCTACCAATACGGTCCATAGCCCTCTTATATTTATCTCTCCGCTCTTGCTGCATAGCCAGCTTAGCCTTGAAATATGTATAATCTCTTAGAGCCCCAACGTAGTCAGAATCTGTAATTACAGCAGCTTTACGCTGTTCTGCGTTTTTCAGTGAAGAATCGTTGTGGACTTTTTGTGTTGCGGTAGCGTGTATTTGCTCAAGCCGTGCCTTACTGACTATAACAAACCCAATATCAGTTGCTATTTGATCGGTAATATAATCGTAGAACGCCAAGAACTCATCGTAGAGATCTTTTAATGCTGGTGCGTCTAGACCACTGATGGAACCTCTTATTTTTGGTTCCTCTCCTGGAGGATTGGTGTCGGGATTAAATCCCGTTTTCTTAAGATCCTCTTCTAGTGTGCTCCTTAGCTCCAGAAAAAGATCTTTCTTCTCCTGGGACATACTGTTTCCTCCTTAACTAAGGTCTGGTTCACATACGTGATAGAACTTGCATGAACGGCATTTATATTTGTCAATTTCTTGTGGGGGCGGCTCATCTCGTTCTACATGGTCTTCCACGTAGCCTATAACCCCTGTAATTTCCTCCCAGATTTCATTAGAGAACTCTACTTTGAACAGCCTCTTTGTTCCCGTTGCTCGGTTAACATAAAGAAGCTGTGTTCTGGGAATGTCTAAAGCAAACATGTAACAATGGATTTGCCATATATGCTCTATCTTGGGCTGGACTAAAGTCCGGTAGACAGTCTCTCCTACAGTCTTAATTTCTAGTACCCAGTCTTCATTTCGGAATACCCCGTCACAATGTCCATAGATATTTAGGTCGGGAAACTCCACCGCTACTTCTGATTCGAACCCATCAATATTACTGAAGTATTCTTGAATCATATCGTGGAGTGCGTGCCCCATGTCAAAAAGCATACGCAGATCCGCATGGATTCTAGACCTAGGCTCCGCCCCAATTCTGTCGTAGTACATAGACCGCTTGCACCCTTTTATGGATGATGGGTGATAGTGGCCTATTTTTCTAGTCCAAGGTTTCGTGTTTTCATTCTCAAGTAAACACTCAAACTCTGTTGCAATATTGAAGCTTCTATTTTTCCTTGGTTGCTTGCCACGGAGACATCGAATCGGCATTAAATTTTTATCACTCATAATCCCCTCTTGGCTACCTCTAGAAAGAAGCAGTAGCTGACCAGGGCGTAGGTTGTTTGTGATGTCTCAACCAACGCACAATTATTATCTGCAATCCAATCGACCAGCCCCGTACCAATAGAAAGGGACTTCTTATTCTTACAGTTCAAAATCTTTTTATCTGCAAACTCCTCAAACACCTCCTCAGTGAACTCTTGTGCCGGGATGAGTACGACCTCTTCTTTTCTGCCAATTCCTACAATGTACGCTGGGACCTTTCCTTGTTGGTACGCCTGCTTGGTCAGAAATAGAAGATCTTTGATAGAAACGACTTGTCGTGGGGAGTTTGTTGTCTTTGCTTCTATGAGGAGTTTTGGGGTTACGACATCTCTTTTGCTACCCCATCTAGACCCAGAGGCTGGTTGGCGTTTACCATCCACATCTTTGGCTATTTTTTCTTCCTGTTTCTTACTTCGTTTGTGGTTGGACAACACTGCACTGGCCTCCTTTATTAGGTTGTAATAATTCTCTTCATCAAAAATATGCTCCTCTGACTTTTCCCATAGCATTCGCCCGAGGATCATTCTGATAAGCTCAAGATCTTTTTCCTCTATATAAGACAGGACCGCAAGCCCGCTTTGCACATGTGTTATGTTGAATAGGTCTTCATTTTTACTTGCGTATGGAATTTTGTGCATACACAAACCAGGTAGAAATGGAAGACCATCAACGACACACTTTGCGAACTTGGGTCCAACTCTTACACAGACTTTAGCCATTCCCAGTTGTTTTCCCTAAGACGGCCTGTCTAACTTCCTCACAAAGTTTCGGGGATTCCTTCAGCATCGTAACGACACCAGCGATTCCTCCCTTTACTTTGTCGGTATAGTCCAAAATATAGTAAACAGGCCCCGAGCTTTTAATGACCCCAAGAGACTTCGCAGTGTTTGCAAGGTCTTCGATTAGGTCAACTCCCTGGTTGAATATGAAAGAATATCCGCCCTCAGCACCTTCACTGACACCGTGCTTTCCTTTACTAATTTTCCATTTAATTTCTTTACCTATCTTCTCACCACCAGACTTTATGGTACTGCCTACTCGCAAATGGAGATCAACGGCCTTCGCATGTTTTAAGGCGTAGCCCCCTCCTTGAGAATATGGGAAATACTTAGCCGTCCTTGCATCAATATTTGCTCGCACGGGGTTGATCATAATAACGCACGTTTTATTTGGGGTTCCATCGTCTTCTATTTTTCGCATAGCGCTGTAGAATTTTTGACAGAATGTGGCCATGAGAGATGCCCAAGTAGCTATTCTAGCGTCCTCGTGCAACTTCTTCTTTACATTGTCTTTTGTCTCACCAGAGCCAAGCTCATTTATGATCATGAGTTGAAATTTGTTGGCTCTAATTAAATCCAACATGGCGGTTAGAAGTGATTCTGCTGGTTGATCTAGTGCTTCTTCATTGCCCACATCGATGAACATCAGGTTACCAACGTCCATGTCAATGCCACACATCTCCATAAATGGGATATCCGGTTTATAGCCAAAACTCATCCAAGCGATATTGGCTTTCTCCTCATATGTTTTCTGTACCTGCGCCATAATCAGATTAGACAAATAGTCCTTTCCAGCCCCATCTGGCCCAAACAATTGGTGCATGGACCCGCCTGGGAAACCACCGTTTAGAGCGAGATCCAGGCTTAAAATCCCTGTTGGGAGCCTGGTAGCGAATGGCGCAATGACTTCCGACATTTGTGAGATTTTGGCCGCCCCACCCAGGTCTTTTTGTATGGCATGGATGAGCTTAGACAGGTTGTCTTTTTTGGACATATTAGTCCTCCGACGCATTCCGAAGGGCGATTAGTTCATTCAATTCCTCAATTCCCTCCTTGAGTTCGTCAATTCTCTCAGCGTTGTAGATTCCTCTACCATCTGTGTGTTTGAATTCAATTTCTAGGTTGTAAAGCTCTTTGACTTTGCTCTCTTTTAGGGCGTCCAGAGCCTCCCCTGAGGCGACCTTCTCTAAGGCCTCCTCCTCATCACTGGCCATCCCAGAACGCATTAGGTCGTCAATCAGAGCCTGTGGGACTGCATATTTCGTCTTCATCTAACTTCCTCCCTTCTACTGATATTTTGTTTGTTCCGGGACTCCATTACCGCTAATAATCTCCTTATCGATAAGTTTGCACTCATCGCGGACAGAGGGGTGCCACTCACTTTTGACATGGCCCCCGGCTTCATAATTTTCCCGAGCCCATCCACGAAAAGTTTTCTCCTCATCGGGCTCTAACATCCTGTAATAACTGTCGGGCATAGCCCCCATATACTTATCTTCCATAGCTGCCTCCCTTGTAATATTCATGAATACTACTTTTATAGATCGAGGGCTAGCTGGTCGGGTTCCCATTCGAAATAGAACCTTGGTTGATGTTGGAATTTCAAAGAGCCCTTCTCACCATTGCTTATTTTTCGCACTACTACGAAGGGGGCCATAAAACCTGTTACTTCAAAATTCTCTGAGAGTTCCTTGGTATCCCAGACAGTTCCGTACCTAGCTTCTAGAGTCTTACGATCCGCAGCGTTACTGTTTATCTCTTCTACCATTTCTTGTCTGGCTAGTTCTGTTTCGTCCATTATGCCTCCCTTACCCAGTGCCATCCATGATGTGTAAACCCATACTCGTCAGATAACCAATCAGTTATCACTTCTGAGCCCAATATTACCAAGCCTGGTTCCCGGCTTTCACTTCTGTATTCTTCTAGTATATGTTTCGGTAATACTACGATCTCAGGCAACCCAGAGGTAGTTAGGGCCTTTGAGTATTCCTCATCTTCTAGGTCCGTGTCCCCGAAGTCCCATCGGACTTTTACTGTACTCGATTGTACTGTTGTTTTGGTCATTTACATTCCTTCCAGTTTTCCCCATATTTGCTTGATGTTTCCAAAGGAACAATCAGATCGAAATCAAAGGGGTGCGTCATCAGTTCTACGACGCGCTGGTTAAATTCAACGTTATCTACAAATTCATCAGGGACGGAGAAAACTATTTCATCGTGTACCTGAATCAACATTTTGGTCCCAGACATTTCAATAAGCGGGTCTTCCCACAAACGAATCATCGCAAGCCTTGTAATATCCGCAGCACTCCCCTGGATAGGTGAATTTTTGACCTGTCGTTCTGCGTCACTCCTATCTCTATTGCTATTCGAGTGGAGCCCAGGGACTAACCTGCGCCTACCCAAGATAGTTGAGCAATAACCTACGTCAGCCGCTTTCGAGATGGCGCTTTTGAAATACTTGGTTATTTTTGGGAATGTGGAGAAGTATTGGCGGATTAACATTTTAGCTTCATCAATGGAGCAACTTAGAGTGTCAGCCAAACGCCCAGACCCCTGGCCGTACATCAGGCCAAAATTGATGGCTTTCGCACTAGTTCGACACTTGAGTAGTTTCTGCTCCCCATCGGACAGTTCTTCCCCGTCGTCATCTTTCTTTCTGGCTGCCATAATATCCTCGTATGGCACCTTAAACATTTTAGCTGCTGTGCTCGTATGCACATCCTGCCCACTCTTAATTGCATTTATGAGTGCGTCATCCCCCGAAAAATGCGCCAAAATACGCATCTCTAATTGGGAATAATCAGCTGCGAACAGGCTAGTTCCATTAGACGACACGAAAGCATTTCGAATAAACCTGGGTTGGTTTTGTAGGTTCGGGACTGAGGAGCTTAGCCTTCCGGTGCGGGCACCAGTTTGGTTAAACGTCGCATGAATACGGTTATCGGTATGAATCTCTTTGAGTAGATTCGTGATATATGTACCTAGTTTTTTGTCTATCTCACGGTAGCGTCTTATGGCTCTTGCATATTCACACCCCTTTTTATCCCACTTTGACAATGTCGCGTCATTTAGCTGTGCTGCACCTTTGTCTGTGTAAGATACGGGTTTGTATCCTAGTTGCCCAAAGAACAATTCCGACAATTCTTTATTTGAATTTGGGTTTACGTAGAGTTTGCCCATTGACCTACCAAGCCATTTTTGTATTTTTACTAATTCTTCTTCGATGGCGGGGGCCTGTTCAAGCAAAGCTTCCTTATCGATCTCTATCCCTTCGTATTCCATTTCAAACAGAATTCGTGTGTAAGGGACTTCTGTCTTAAAGAAGTAGTCCCACAAAGTTTGGTAGCCATTTTTTGCTGGGAGTGTCTTAAGTTCTTCTTGTAATACAATGAACAATTTGTACGTTGCATACGCATCCAAGGACGCATAGCTGGTAGCAAGTTCCTCATTGGCAGGGTCAAGAAAAACTTCTTCGTAAGATCGTTTTCGTAATTGTTTAGCAAACAATTCGTTGAACGGGGTCATTTCAATTCCCAGGTATTGTTTTGCTAACGGCTTTAGTCCATGTGCCTCTATCTCGTCGATTAACGTGTGCATAACCATAGTATCGTAGATACGGTAGTGGTTCCTCACACAATGACGGTTCAGGTTTATGCCTGAATTTAATAACATCCACTGGTCAAAATTTGCGTTATGCGCAATGAGTTTTACTTCCGGGTTCTCAAGGAAATCCTTGAAATACGGAAACATTTCTGGATAAACACAGTAACGAGATTTTCCATTACTGAGAGCTAAAAGAACCGCACGGTCTCTTGATCTTGATAAACCAGTTGTTTCCGTATCATACGCAAGTATTTTCTCGTTTTGGTATTCACTCAAAACCGCGTATGCCTGCTCCGGTGTTTTCACAGAAATCGGCGTTGGAAGAAGCGTAAACATCCCCATCAGAATCCCTCCTTGTGTTGTGATGAAATTGGGTAGGAAGCACCAGCCCCCTTCTAAACAAATGAAGAAACTCGCCGTCTACACGGTGAATGAGGACTGGTGCAATGTCCTACCCAAACAGTTTTACTTAGAAGGGGATTCCGTCGTCGTCCTCGTCATTTGGGTCTACCGACTCTACTGGATCATCCGTAAAGAATTCATCCACTAGAGCTTGGTCTGACGGATTGAAGGGCATATCGACACCCATTGTATCCGCTTGTTCCTGTAGGCTCATATGGCCTAGGAACTCTCCAAAATTATAGCCCGTCATCATCCAGTCAGGGATTTTGACACTGGGGTCAGCTGGAGCAAACTCCAACACCTCAATGGCAGTACCCTTACCAGCCGGAACAGCCTTTACGACAAGGTCAACTGGTTCTGTCAGAGACACCCTTACTGGGTTGCCGCATCCTTCAGACCACTCTCCCTTATAGCCATCTTGCTGTACACATTCGTACATCTCAACAGCACTCACGTTAGCCTCACACTCAGGGCAGACCACATCACCACTACGAAGAACCTGTTCGGTTTCTCTGTCAATTGGGTCGTCTTTGTGGTTGGCCATAATTGCTTCGCACTCAGGGCATTTAAACGCATAAGTGCTAATCTCACCCTTGTCACAACTGGCACATTTTTCGGTGAGCCCCTTTAGGGTTGCCGTGAAATTACGGTGTGCCGCTCCTGACATTGACCAGTGCAGTTTTCTGCCGAATACCTTGTCGTTTCCTTGGTGCTCAGCAGAGTCCAGGGAGCGACCGTGCTTGTCTACCCCAAGACTTCGTTCGTAAATGAAATACTCATTTCCCTTTTTGGATTGTTTTGGGATTTTATAGAAGTCTTCCAAAACAACTACGCTAACAGCGAACTGCTCACGAGATTGGAGATCTGGATTCTCGGTCTCTAAACATTGATGGTAAAGCACACATGGGACATCTCTTTCTCCGTGCCAGGAATTAGAGATGACTTGTCTTTTACCCCTAGGGGTTGTTGCCCACGCACTTTGGAATGGGTACCAAAGTTCACCGTTTTGTCGTGGGAGAAGTCGTATCTTCGTCAACTGTTGTAGAGTCGGGCGAAAATACTCCATTCGTAGTTTCCATGCGGGGATCTCAAAACTCCCCCCACTACTTTCGTTGCCGCTGTTGTTGTTTTGTTTACGTCCCGTTTTTTCGTTGAGGCGCTGTCTTTTCTGCGCCTGCATTTTGCGGAACTCATTGTAGTCTATCGTACTCATTGGATCTCCTCCAAGTAATCGGTGTCAGTGCCGTCTCTATTGCGGCTTGCACCTCTGTTTGTGACAAATCATCAGGGGACCTGTCGTTACTATTTGCTCTATAGTTCGCTATGCGAACATCAAGACCACGAAGCTGATTCTCCGAAATCTTATTTACTGCTTTCCTTCCTGCATCATCATTATCTAGAAATAAAACAACCCGATTTGTGACTCTAGTTAACAATGCTTCTTGTTCCCTACTCAAGTAGGAACCGAGAATAGCTACGGTATGTGTGTACCCGCTTTGAATAACCCACAAAGCAGCCTTGAAACCCTCACATACCACTACTGGCATGTCAAGATTTGTATCAGTATACATTCTGGTTTCATAGAACCTATCCAGTCCCCAGAGGACTGTCTTTTTGTCGAAGGAATAATTTGGTATCACTTCGGTTAGCTCATTTTTGTAGATTTTGTAACGTGGCCACTCATCCTTCACAGTTCTCCCACTGAGTGCCACAAGCTCTCCTAGATGGTTTCTTATTGGGAATATTATACGCTTTCTTCCCCTATCAAAACCAATTTCATATTCCCTTAAAATACTCTCAGCAAAGCCCGTGCTTAAAAGCTTTTTTGGTATATAGGAAAACATGCCTAATATTGCCTCTGGCAAGATGTCCCAACGAAACTCTAATTTTTGGATCTTTTCTTGCTCTGGGCAAATGTCATCTAGGTGTTTTCTAACCCCATCTATTATTGGATTAGGGACAGACAGTTTCTTCAATAATCCCGTAAAACTCCAGCCCTCTGCACATGTATGGCAAAAGGAAGCCCCCGGGGATTTATTTCTTGTGGGTGTACCTACGTAGACATAGAAGGACGGTTTGGCTTCTTTTCCTCCTTTGTGAAAAGGACAGTATGCTGCGTAGTTTTCTGACGAAGATTGGTGCTTTTGGAATTTAATATACTCACTTAATATGGATACAACCTCGTCGCGGTACTCCATACTAGATCCCTAGGTCATCATCTATTTCGTCACGTTCTCTACTGATATTCATAAAAGGACTGTTGACACCACTTTGCTCTGTGGGCTCGTTGATTGTCGTTGGGTACTGCGCCAAGGATTCTTCAACATTGTAAACATCCTCTAGGGTATACAATTCATCGTGAGCGTAGGAGAAATTTTCCGAGGCCCTTGCGTTGATTGTGAACCCATGGTCTTTGGTTTCACGCGCAGCAGCCAGGTGGATTGAGATTTCCTCCTTATTCTTATTGTATATTAGGCGGATACCAACATCACAGTCCATGACCGCACCACTGTTCATTGCTAATGAGGCTGTCCCTCGTGACTTTGAGTATTTTAGTGCACTCCGTTCGTTTTCTTGCAGGATTGCCATAATTGGAATTCCTGTCGTTTTTGCGATCTGTTTTAGTCTTCTGTTCACCATAGATAGCTGCTTCCAGTCCAAAGCATTTGAGCCCGCTTTAGGAAGTTCCAACATATATGCTGAGTCGAGAAGCACAAAATGTGGTCTGTAGACTTCTATTTTTCTTCGGATGTCGTCCGGTCCTCCGGGGTCCCCACCGTGCCGATCCGCTTGTGTGAAGACTAATTCACTAGAGTGTTTAGGATCGGTGATAAGTTCTAATTTATCTAAATAAGCAGTTTCCTCTTCGGCGCTGAGCGCATTTTCTTTCAGCTTGGTGTAATCTGTTTTTGACATAAGAGATGCTACTCGACGCCGAATTTTTTCCCAGGTCATTTCTTTTGAGTAGACCAAAACTCGACGACCTGTCTCCATGAGGTGCGCTGCAACGACCAACCCAAACCAGGTCTTCATAGACTTAGGCAGGGCCCACACCATTATGTAGTCCCCTTTTTGGATTCCTTGTGTTGCTGCGTTCATTCTTGCCCAGGGCCAAGGCATCCCGATCATTCCCGCCGTTTCTTTAAGGGCACGTAGTTCATCTATACTTTCTTGGAAGGCCACCCTGGAAAAGATTACATCTGTGTCTGTGGCGTTTGTCTCCAGGATCTGGCCGAGTTGCTCATGAAGCTTCGCTACAATAGGTAATCCGTTACCCGGCTCTACCCCAGACAAATATTTATTCACAGCACTTTCTGTTTCTCTCCGAAGGTGCCCATCCCGAACCTTTGTGCAGAGATCTAAAAAATTCTCCACAGGTTTAGGGAAATCTAGTGACGGAAAACTTTCCTTTAGGGTCTGTTCGCTAGGAACATGCCCAAAATTATGAGGTCGTCTATAGTGTGCGTCTATAGAGGCCCAAAGATTTTTAGCTTCCATGCCTCCGAATGTCCGAAATTCGATGCCCTCTTTTTGGGCAGACTCGAAAAGGTCACCAGGTGCTTCTCCGCGCACGATTGAAGATATTAATTGTAGTTCCCAGTTAGCCGCCATGTAACCCTCCCAGCCTAAAAATCAGATAACCCAGCGGGAGGCTCCCCAGTTGAGTGTTCTGTGTCGTCGCTTATTACACCGATAGTAGTAGAAAACGCTTTTTCGACAGCCCTCACAAGAGCTACCGCCGCTTCGAAAACTTCTTCGTGCTCCTCTAACCCATTTACTGTTACCTCTCCTACAGGCTTCCCAGACGCACGATAGCCAATTTTTGCTGCCACAGCGGCCTGCCCGTCACCATCAGTAGATGGGCAGAAAATTTCAACGCTATGTGCGTGTAGGGAGTCTATAGAGCACCGTAATAGTTCTGCCATTTTAATCCTCTTCCGGGAAAGATCCAGAACAGAGTCGTTCTTTGATATCGATCATGTGCCCAGCGACAGCCTTCATGATGTGTTCACGAGATGCGTCCCAAGCTAGGTCGTAGGCCATATTGTGAGCCGCTCTGACCGTTTCATCGTTTTGATCACATTTTAAAGTTACGCTAGAAAACACCTCTACACTAAAGGGGATCTTATCCCAATCCCCAGCCCCATAAAAAACCGCGTCACTTATTTTTGTGGATACACTTGCGGTGACGGAGGCTTCAAAAGCTTCACCATCTTCTCGCAGGCTATCAATTGGTAATTGTTTCTCCATTCGTTCGTCCTTGCTCCTTAAATTATTCTTCGCTCCCCAGGTTTTAACGATGGCTAAGCGTAGGGAGGCAAAGGCCTCCCCAGTACGTGGGTCACCATACATGGTCACACCTCATCTTTGCTACTTCTTGCCACCAACAATATCAAACATAATCTCTTTGGGTCCGAATACTTTTGGCCTACCGTATTCCACACTTTGTCCTCCCTCTACATCGGCATGTGAGATTCTTCCCGTAAGGATTAGATCCTCAACTATTTTTGGATCAATGGATTTCACAACACCCTTCAGAAGTAAAACTTCTGGGTTAATTTTTGTGGCGTCGTACTTAACAGATTTAGATTTTGCCGAACGTGTGAAGCTTCCGATACTGATTTTATCAGGACCGGTCATTTCCCGAACTTGGTCTTTGGCATCCTTTAATAGTGTATTGTATGCCTTCATTATTGGTATGAAAGAGTCCAGAAACTTTTGGTTTTCTGTCTTCTTGAAAAAGACATGTAAGTCATCCCTTGCTTTTTCATACTCTGCTACGGCCTCTTTTGCGTCTGAGTTTTTACTCATTGGCTATCTCCTTTTTTTCATTAATGTTTCTGAAATATCTACAGCCTGTTTGAAGTGGCCAATGGTCTTATTCCAAATACCCCTGACATTTTGTGAGGGATCTCGGTACAATTTATTCATTGAATTTGTGACCATCATGGGCACTGGGTACACGCCCATATCCCCCTCTATATACGCCTCAACGACCCTACCCAAATTTGTTCCATGAGGGGTTGCCGATGCGGGCGTGACAGCTTTATAGGCTGCTGTCCCACAAGCGATAATAATTGATGGTTGTATGGTGTGTATCTCCCCAAACAACCTCCCAGAACAGGCTGTTGCTTGTTTAGAGGAGGGAGAAGGAAGAAACTCTAATTGAGTCTTTCCAATTTTCTTGGTTGGACAAATAACAACAGGAGTAATCCAGAGAAGATTGGATCTTATTACTGGGTAATCCTCGGCTACAAACCTGAGAACTTGCTGTAGTGTTTTTCCCTCACCACCATCTAATATATTACCACTAGATGCCGCCCGGGGACTCACTTTATCCAACAGGATTATTATGGAAGCTTTTACGCTTCCCCTTCCGAGGATTAATGTTTTTCTGTTTTTATGGAGACTGCAATCTTCACAGTCACGAAATGTTCGAAGGAAAGATTTGAGGTCATCCTTCGACGGTTTTGAATGATAATCCATGTGACACAATATTCCTTTTGAGTGCGCGACACATGTGAGTAGAAGGTCCGAGGTAGATGTCATCCATAACCAGGACAAGGGGAGTCTTTTTGTTTTTGGCTTGACGCTCGATACGCCCCTTCCCTTGCTGGAAAGACCCCCAGGATTTAAAGGGGGTAGTGAACACAAGAGTGTCCAAAGCCTCAACATCCAGACCTTCCTTTGCTACCTGGAAAGTGGCGAACGTCACATCAGAATCTCTAATGACACGGGTACGGTCCTCACCGGAAGTGTCCCCAGTGACAACGCCGCTCGTATACCTATTCATACGAGGATTGTCGAGGAAATTTTCGTGTAAAATTTTGGGGTGCACCTTGCTGTGAGCCAGAACAAGGATCTTCCTGTTTTTGAGTAAAGCCTCTTCGACAAACTTCAAAATTCTTCTGTTTCTATCCTTGTGGCTGGCAAGGTATCTATACATTTTTGGGGCAGAAAACTCCCCAGTTTTATCTCTTAATATTGACTCGTTTTTCGGTTGCTCCGTGGGCAACTTCACAAAATAGGTATCTGCGGACAGGTCTCCCTCAAGATCACTGTGAAAAATTCCCCCTATGTGTGCATAATAAACATCTTCTAAGCCGTCCTCCCTACGCGGGGTTGCGGTTAGTCCATATCTATTACCGAGAAATAAATCAGCGGTTTGACTAAATTTGGTAGCACTTAGATGGTGCACTTCATCAAAAATAATTGTTCCAAACCGGGTTCTGATATCCATATCTAACCCACGCTGTGCATGGTTTGCTAATGAGTGTATCATTGCTAATACTATAGGTTTGTCCCATTCAGCTTTTGGGCCCTGTACGATTCCAATATCACTCTCATTCATATCAAGAAATTGGCAGGTACGATCTACCCATTGCTCCATTAGTCCGCTATTGTTCACAATAACTATGGCGGGGAAACCACGCTGTTGTATCTTCCTGAGCGCCAGGACTGTCTTCCCCTTTCCGCAGGCTAGGTTCAAAACACCGTTCTCTGCCGCCGAAAAGGCTTCCCAAGCTTCCTTTTGGGCCGTATCTCTTGGGGTGATATTTCCCCCAAAAGATACGGATTCCCACATTAACTCTAATGCTGGGATGGACCAGTTGCCTAGTTTTTTGATCCATTCCTCCTCAGAAAACAAGTGCTTAGCCACTACTATGTGGTAGATATCCTTACGGGCCAGTGCGATTTTACGTACCTCCCCTGTATGTGAGTTTTCTGATCTTATTGTGGCTGCTCGTATAAAAGCCTCCATATTACTAATTACTGATTTAGGGACCCACATATTAGATGAACAGAAAGCATTATCGATAATAAGCTTTCCGTTATCTACCTCTGGGAGATACATCATATTTACTCCAATATTTTGATAATTCTTGTCCTCAAAAAGTGCAAGAAGCTGGGACTCTGTCTGTCGGGGCTGATATACTCTGAAAACAAAGCAAGCAGTTGCTCTACCTTATCATCAGATACTGCCGAGTCGTCTAAGTATCTAGAAAGCTCTGCGTTTGCTGCGACCCCATAAGACCTCTTTTCCCCTTCTTTCCTGTTCCGCCTCCCTTCGTGTAGGGCTGCGACCACTTCCTTTGAGCCCTCTGAGTCTAGGTTGAGGTCAAGCACTTTGAGCATTTGCAATAAAGCCTGGTTTGAGGGCATAGTCTGTCCAGACTCATAATTTCTTATGGTTTCTCTGGAGAGACCACAATCCCTAGAAAACTCCCTGCCGGATGTGTATCCAGAGGAGATCCTTAGATTTTTTAATACACGCCCAAACCTGGATTGTGTCATTCTTCTTCCCTACTCGCTGTTTCCTCTTGAGGCGAGGATTCTGTTGCAGTATCAGACTCCTCATCAGAAGGTAGTTTGATTTTTGGGACCTCGATTGTTAATTCCACACCACTCCTGTTATTATCTTGTGATATTATGCTTGATAGAGCATTCACAGCTTCTGCGAGACCAGCCATGCCAGCTTCGATTAATACGTCTTTGAGCTTTGTCCGCTTACGTGGTACTTCCACTGTCAGCGTACATCTTTTATCATTGTCCATCATAACCTCCGGGTTTTGAATTAGAAAAAGTTTAGGGCTTTCCAGTTGACTTATACCAAAAACATTCAAACCCTTGTGGGAGAAAAAATGAAAGAATTACCAGCAATTCTAGACCAATACGACGATGGGGGGCTGCTCCTCCGAAAAGAGTTTTCTGAGCGCGGTATCCCGCACATCATCAAAGTTGCGGCTGATTTATCGCAGGGACAGAGTCCCCAGGACAATGACTACGCTTTAGTGGTGAATACAAAGGGCGGTATTGCCCACAAACTTCCTATTATTGACGCTGGAAATACAATTGCATCTGCTATGTATTTCTCAGAGTATGGTGGCACTTTATCAGAAGATCTTCAGAAAGAGGCAGCAAGCAATTTAAGCAATGCCCTAGTTTCTTTTGGATTCACCCCACCTGACTCCTTGACCAAGACGGCTGCTTTGGAGCTTGGGTACAGCGGGGAGGCGGAGGATCGAAGTCTTGAGGAGATTTTTGGTGTTACTAAGGATGACCAGTTTGAGGTTGTGAAAGACGCTTTTAGCGCATGTAGCCCTAGAGGGAAACGACGGTTGATGCTTCAGGTTAAAGAAGCTGGGGCCTTCAATGGGTTGTTCACAGACGATATGGAAGACTACTCCAGAACAAAGTTAGGCAGTGATTTTGCTGTGGGCATTGATACACGAAAATTGGCAGTTATGGAGGGCGATGGTATTGCTGAGCTAGAAGCCATGAGAGTAAAGGCAGCCTCGGTAGACCCGGAATCCTTAGCAGAGTCAGTTGCAGACTTCGACATTCGTCATGATCTTACCCGACTATATAACAAGGTAATACCAGATCCATACCAGACTGTCTTCGGGACGACCGTGGAGAAGAGCGCATCCGTCAGCCAACCTCTTGAGATAGATGGGCGTGAGTATGCTCCGGGCGTCATCACTTCTTGGGTTGAAAATGGTGGAACTGCTAAATTGGTTGACTCCTTTGGCAAAGACTTCGCTAGTGAATTCGAAGCAGATCCTGTATCAGTGCTCGGTAGTTTACCAGTAACACACAGGCAGGCAATTGCTCGGATGATAGATGAACCTGGCTATTGAAACACAGGCACCGGTAGGGCCGCAAACCCCCAAACAGGCCTTTACAAATCGTGAGACGCATCCACTTGTTCTGAATTTGATGCTTCTCAAAGAGTTTGGACCCGATTACCTTGGCTGGGAACCGGAGACATGTTGGATAGAAATAAGTAGATCTTGGAACACTACAATCTCTGAGGCTAGCAAGAACAAAATCCAAGCTGTGAGGACATGTCATACGTCAAATGGTCCGTATGACCGCTGGGAAATTTTTGAGAAGATAGCTATGGGGTTCGTTGGTCTGCCCCCAAAGTTTGATCTAATACAGAAGCCGACACCACATAGAGCGGCGCTAGCGTTAGATATCATGTCCCAACTTAGGGAAGACGCAAAGGTGTCGAATGAGGTATATAGGTATATCGCAGCTGCTATGTTGGATCACGGGCTTTCTTATGGTCCTGGACCATTAGAACCAAGTAACAAATATGTTACTAAATTTATCAATCCTGAGTCACAGCGGCGCATAAAAGGGGCTGTTGATCTTAGGAGGAAGCCGACGTTTAGTGGAGAGAACGGGGATGATGTTCAAATTATGAAAACCACCTCCGTTAAAGATTTTCTGGAGTCAGCCTCCAGGACATTGCTCGCACAGTTGAAACGATTGCTTCCATAGAAGGGGTGGCTAATGAGTTACGGTTCCGAAAGGTATGGGATATCTTCTTCAGGCTCGAAGGCTAAATCAGTCGGTCGCCCTGAAAGTTTTTACCCATCCCCATTTTTTGATATTGCCCAAAATTATCTCCCCAAGACAATCAAAGAGACATTTGATTGGTGTCATTACTACCAACTATCCAATCCAATAGTTAACTCGATTACCCAGAAGCTAGCAACATATCCCATCACTGATTTGGTCTATGAAGAAGACAATGAAGGTGTTGTTGATATTTATAAGGAGATGTTTGAGAAGCAATTCCTTCTCAGATCATTCCTGATTGAAATCAACTTAGACAGGTACACCTACGGAAATTGCTTCATTTCTGTTGCCTTCCCGTTCACTAAAATTTTGAAGTGTACGAATTGTGGTTGGGATAGCCCAGCAAAAGAGTCTGGGTATAAATGGAAGGGGTTCCAGTTTCATCTGAATTGCCAACAATGCAATTACAGTGGAGTTGCGAAGGTCACAGATGAGCCAGTTAAGTCTTCCCTAAAAATTAGGCTCATTCGTTGGAATCCAAAACATATCACCATAAATTATAACGAGATCACCGGTAAGTATCTTTATTATTATAGAATGCCTAGAGGGTTAAGAAATGATATTACCCTTGGAAAACCGGATGTTTTAGAGACAATCCCACAAGCATTTATAGAGGCTATCCGAAAGAAGAAATCCATACTTTTGGATAGTGACAAGATTTTCCATAGTAGACGCCCTTCTATCTCAAGAGAGCCTTCGGATAGTGGTTGGGGAGCCCCGCTAATTCTTCCTGTTCTGAAAGACATTTTCTTTCTCCAGATTCTTCGTAAAGCCCAAGAGGCTGTTGCGATGGAACATGTTGTACCTATGCGGGTTATGTTCCCGCAGATCACGACAGACGGTAATAATCCTTACGCGCAAATAAATCTCAAAGACTGGCAAGAAGAAGTTCAAAACCAGATCGTTCGGTGGCGACAGGACAATAACCACATCCCCGTAATGCCAGTACCAATTGGATATCAAATGATCGGTGGGCAGGGAAAAAGCCTCCTGCTGCACCAGGAACTGCGTGTTTACTCCGACCAAATTATCGCGGGTATGGGGGTTCCGACAGGATTCTTTTACGGTGAGGCTCAATACTCTGGTGCCTCTGTGAACCTACGTGCTTTGGAGAATGAGTTCTTGGGTAATAGGCAGGACATGCTCCGGTGTGTTGAGTTTATTAGGGATCGTGTTGCCCACTTCTTGGGATTACCAGTTATAGGTTTGAGATTCAAACCATTCAAAATGGCTGATGATATTCAAAGAGCTTCTTTTGATATGAATCTAGCTAATGCTGGCATGATCAGCCGACGAACATTCTTGCAGTCGAGGGACTACAATTTTGATACTGAGCAAGATCTGATGAAAAAGGAGAATGAGACGCTTTCACTTGTTCAACGGGAGCAACAGATCAGACAAACCGAAGCTCAAGGGGAGTCCATGCTTATTCAGACTCGATACCAAATTGAGTCTCAAAATATGCAGCAAGAAAACACAGCACAAATGCAGCAGCAATATGGCCCTCCTCCTGGTACTGAGCAGCAACAGGGCGCAGAGCAACAGGGCGCAGAGCAACCAGCGCAACAACAAGCTGGTGCAGAGCAACAGCAGCAAGCTGCCGCTCCTGAGCAACAAGAACAGCAACAACAATCTGCCACAGGGCAGGATGCCGGTACCGTTCAGGGGGCTGAGCAAAGCCCCATCCAGGCACAGCAAAGCCCAATGGTTGACCTGTTTGCACAGGCAAAACAGCTTTCTAGTGAGCTAAAAAAGATGAATGAAGTAGATAGGTACCGGGCGCTGGCACAGATACGTGCCAGCAACCCGGATTTATATATGCTTGTGAACAATGCCCTTTCGGGCGGAGGGTTGCAGCCTATGAAGCCTTTACCCGAAAAGTTACCACCGAGATCAGGACCAGGAAGTGCACAGATCTAATCTACACAAATTAAGATTGCGGACGCTTTGTCACAGCGGTCACATCTTCCTTTTTGGAAAAATGAAGAGGTATTGTCGTTGTGCCTAATGCACTTAGAACATATCCAATTATTGGCTCCACTCTTCCAGTCGAGGAAGTAGCTACACACCCCACAGTTCGTGGGCTCTCGGCAGTACCCTTGTTTTATGAAACACCTTATCGATTTTTTGGTTTTCACAAACTACTTACTGCCGTTCAATGCGTTCTCAACAGCTTTTGCAAGTTCTTCGCAGCTGGACGCATAAGACTCAGTGTGAGGCTTTTTCCATTTTTTGTCCATAAATACAGACTCCTTTCTCTTTTGTTTGGGGGCCATATTACCCATAACTCTTATACCTAACTACTGTGCCGTGTCTGCACGGAGGATTTAATGTCGAATGTACTCGACCCCCAGAGGGTAATGAAAACCCTTGAAGACGGGACGATAAATGAAATCAAAAAGTTTTTTCCATTAGAAGGGAAGAAACATACGTTAGTAGCTAAAAATATCTACATTGGTGACCCAGTAGATTTAGATGACATAGCAAGTCAAAAGAAAGCTAGATTGCGGGGAAGAACCTGGGCACAGGGTATTCTTGGGGACTTTGATCTCATAGAGAATGAGACCGGCAAAGTTTTAGATTCAGTAAAAAAAGTTAAGGTACTCAACCTGCCAAAGATTACACGCAGGTTTAGTTACATAATTGACGGTACAGAGTACCAAGCAGATAACCAATGGCGTCTGAAATCTGGTGTGTATGCCAGGAGAAAAGCAAATGGAGAGCTTGAATCCCAGTTTAACTTAGTTAAAGGTAGGGGATTTCGACTTGGTTTTGACCCGGCCAAGAAAAGGCTCCTTATGTCTTATGGGTCTTCTAATGTTCAGCTACTTCCTGTGCTGCAAGCATTGGGTGTCCCAGATGAGCAGATCAGCGCTACTTGGGGCAAAGAACTATACACAAGCTCCGTAGCGGCCAAGAAGAAAGGGGAGCTTGTAAAACTCTCAAAGGTTTTTGATAAGTCTGCCGGGGCGAAGACTGATTCAGAGGCAGTACCAATCATCCAAGAAGCGCTAAAAAATACAGAGCTTCTACCAGAGACAACACAGATTACTTTAGGAAAGGCGTTTACTTCTGTAACCGGTGAAGCGCTTCTCACGTCATCCAATAAGCTTATTAATATTAATAAAGGCGTGGACAAGGTAGATAATCGTGATGCCCTACAGTTTAAGGAACTGTGGTCTATTGATAATCACATTCCTGAGAGGCTTGATAATTCGAAAAGACGCATTATCTATAAGATGAAAAATAATTTGGATCGAAAGGATAATATTCGGTCTATTATTACTTCTGATATTTTCAATGTCCCTGTGAAGGCTTTTTTTACGTCAACTTCATTATCCCAACAAACTTCCCAGGTTAATATTGTTGACATGATGGGCGGGTTTTTAAGAACCACAATCATGGGAACTGGTGGGATTCAGAACGACAGCGCTATTTCAGAAGAAGCGAAACTTATTGATTCGAGTTTTCTGGGGTTCATTGACCCCGTACACACACCGGAAGGGAAAAGATCTGGAATTAGTGGTCATCTGACTCTTGGAGTCAGGAAGAAAGGGACCACACCGCAAGTCCGCGTTTTTGACGTAAAGGCCAAGAAATATGTAGATAAATCCCCAGCGGATATTGTTTTGGGAAATATAGCCTTCCCAGACCAATATGATTTTACATCGGAGAAGCAGCCAAAACCTAAGAGAGACAACATAATTGTTATCCCTGCGGGTGGTGGGGACCCAAGCAAGGTACCTCTTTCTGAGGTTGACTATATTCTTAGATCCCCAAAGCAAATGTTTTCTATTACCGCTAATCTAATTCCCTTTCTGTCTTCAGACCAAGCGGGCAGGGCAGGAATGGCAACTAGACACATTGAGCAGGCTATTTCTTTGAAGAATCCTGAGGCACCTTTGATCCAGGTAGTTTCTGGGAACCCGGATAAAGCATATTCAACATGGGAAAAGATTGTTGGGAGATTCACATCACACTCCTCTCCTGTGTCTGGTTTCATTGACTCTGTTTCACCTTCTAAAATAATTGTGAAGGATCTAGCCGGTAAAAAACACGAGGTTCAACTCTATGACAACTTCCCCCTAAATGACAAAAAAGCTTTCATCACAAGTAAACCCCTCGTTAAAAAGGGGGATAAGGTTTCTACTGGACAAACGATTGCGGACACTAATTTTACAAAGGGTGGGACACTTTCATTAGGGACCAATCTTAGGGTTGGGTACCTACCATATAAAGGTTTGGTGTTTGAAGACGGTGTCGTCATCAGTGAGTCTGCTTCCACCAAATTAACAAGTAATCACCTTCACAAAGAACGATCCTATATCGATAAAAATATGTCGGTGGGGCTAAAAAAATTCAGGGCCAACTACCCAGGTTTCATATCAGACGAAAATGCGGAAAAATTAGACGCTGATGGGGTGATCAAGAAAGGTCAGATACTTAACCCCGGGGATACGATCACCACTGTTCTTCAGAAAACAGAACCATCAAAGGAACAACTACTTTTACGAGGTATTCATAAGTCTTTGGTAAGGCCCTACAAGAATAAATCCTTAGTATGGGACAAACCGTATAGAGGCGAAGTTACTGATGTGGTTAGAAATGGTAGGGAGATTGTAGCCTACGTTAAGACATCTGAGCCAGCAGATATAGGTGACAAGCTAACGGGCCGTCATGGAAACAAGGGGGTTATCACTGCGGTCATCCCAGACGAGGAGATGCCGAAGGATGCCGAAGGAAATACGCTTCAGATTATACTAAACCCATCAGGAGTTCCTGGGAGAATTAATCCAGGCCAAGTTTTAGAGACCGCTTTAGGAAATGTTGCCTATAAAAACGGTGACCCAATGGCGGTTGAGAACTTTCAACCAGATGATGCCAAAAAAATTATTCGTGTAAAGGCGCACACGAGAACTATCCAGACCAAAGAGGGACCAAAACAAATTCAGGTTAAGGGGCACGAGAGAGACCTTGGGTATCGAGATGCTGTTGTTGCTGAACTAAAGAAGGCTGGGTTATCTGAGACCCGCGAATTGTTTGATCCACAGACAGGCAAGAGCTTGGGGAAGGTATTGGTTGGTCATCAGTATATTCTTAAATTGATGCACCAAGTAGACAAGAAGCTTAGCGCAAGGGCACACGGATATGGTTACGATTACGATGCCAATCTTGTACCAAAAAGTGGGGGCAAAACCGGGGGAGCACAGAGATTCGGTGAACTTGGTCTATACGCTATGCTTGCTCATGGGGCGACTGCAAACATACGTGACGCTCTGACCTATAAGGGCGACAAAGCCCAGGATGAAGTTTGGACAGCAGTACAGACCGGAGCAATCCTCCCCGCACCAAAGCCATCCTTTGCCTACGAAAAATTCCTGGCCTACATGAACGCTCTTGGGCTGAATGTTGAAAAAGATGGTAACGGCCTTATTGTCTCACCATTAACGGACAAACAAATTGTGGATATGTCCAATGGGGAGATAAAAGATGGAAGTCGCGTTATTCGTGGGAAAGACTTGAAGCCAGAGAAAAATGGATTGTTTGATGAGGATATCACTGGTGGACCTGGGGGAAAGAATTGGTCTCATATAAAGCTTGCAGAATCCATCCCGAATCCTGTGTTCGAGAAGGGGATTCGCTCACTTTTAGGGATTACAGGAAAAGAGTATGACGCAATAATAGCCAGTAGTCTTGGATTCAACGAAGAGGGTGAACTCGTACCTACAGAGGACGGGGGAATGACGGGGGCCGCAGCTATTGCGGAACGCCTTAAATCCGTAGACCTCGTAAAAGAGTTGGCAGAAGCGAAAGAGGCCATAAAAACCGTTCGTCAAAACGACTTAGATAAGGTTAACAAGAAGATCAAATATATTTTGATGCTTCAGAAAAACAACATAAGCGCTGAGGAAGCATATGTGCTGGACCACATACCAGTGCTCCCACCTTTATTCAGGCCCATAACTGCGATGGAGGGTGGAGACCTGAACATTGATGGTGTGAATATGCTCTATAGAGACATCGCACTTCTCAACAAAAAGCTAAAAGAAGCCAAAGGTGTTCTTCCAGAGAGTGAAATTTTTAGGCTTCGTGATGATTTGTACTCTGCCGCAGAAGCTCTTATGGGAGTCCAAACCGCCACGCAGGGTGGCCTCACCACGGACGGGCAACCGGCACCCCATGGTATTTTACAGATCCTCTCTGGGCGGTCTTCTCCAAAGCAAAGTTACTTCTTACAGCGGCTTATTGATAGGCGACAAGACATCAGTATGCGCTCTGTCATTGTGCCAGATATGAATCTCCATCTAGATGAGCTTGGTCTTCCCAGAAAAGGGGCCATGAAAATTTACAGACCATTTGTGGTGAAGGAGCTTGTGAAAATGGGGTACACCCCATTACAGGCTAGGGAGGAGATAGAGAAGGGCAGCGATCTCGCAAATAAAGCGCTTGAAATTGCCGTAAACAAACGACCGGTTATGTTTAAAAGAGATCCCGTACTTCATAAGTTTGGGATTTTGGCCTTCAAGCCTAGACTTCATAATGAGTCTGCTATTCATATTCATCCACTTGTTGTTGGTGGATTTAACGCAGATTTCGATGGGGACACAATGGCTGTGTTTGTTCCTGTGTCCCAAGAGGCTGTCGATGAAGCATATAAAATGATGCCTTCTAGGAACTTATTTAATCCAGCCACCGGGCAAGTGATGTACCAGCCTTCTCTTGAAGGACAGCTGGGTTTATATCTTCTTACTAAATGGGGGAAGAAAAAGAGCAAGTCGTACAAGAACGCTAAGGATGCTATTTCAGCGGCTAAAAAAGGAGATATCAGTATGACTGATGTCGTCCAGGTTGGAATATTAAAAACAACGGCTGGACGCCTTATTTTTAATAGTAAGTTACCCAAGAAGATTCAATCTGAAACGTATCTTACGGACCCCAAGGCTGTCTTAGATAAAAAATTTCTACAGGGTGTCCTCAGAACCCTAGCCACGAAAGCACCAGCAGAATTCGCCCAGACCGTAGATAAGATCAAAGAACTTGGGTTTGGCCACGCCTACAACATTGGCTTTAGTTTCAGCTTGTCTGATTTCAAACCACTTCGGGACATCCGAGAAAAGTACATGTCAAAGGCTAGCAGGCAAGAAGCTGTTGTACGAAAACAGTTGGAAATGAAGCTAATTTCTCAAGAAGCGGCTGATGATAATATTGTTAAGATATATTTAGAGGCTGAAAATGCCATGTCTATAGAGGCTAAAATAGCCTTAGATAGTGGTGGGAATCATTTAAAGTTAATGAATAATGCGGGGATCAAACCTGGCTGGGACCAATTAAAACAGCTAATTTTATCTCCAATGCTTTTAGAGAATGCACAAGGCCGAATTATTCCGGTTCCCGTGTCTAGATCTTACGCCGAAGGATTACAGGCATCCGATTACTGGGTTACGGCTTCTGGTGCCAGGTCTGGTTTGATAAAGAAGGTGCAATCAGTACAGCTTCCCGGTGCTCTGAATAAGCAAATAGCAAACACTGCAATCTCGTACATTATTACCGCTGATGATTGTGGGACAACTAAGGGGATTGCTCTTGAATCCACTGATTCAGATCTTGTGGATCGATATACCGCAAAGGCTATTTCTGTTCCTGGGCTTAAAATACCTGCTGGCTCCCTTATTACCCCTAATATGATTTCTAGGTTTAAATCAGCAAAGGTTGACCGAGTTATCGTAAGGACACCTCTGAAATGTGAACTACCCAAGGGGATGTGCGCTCGTTGTTATGGTGTGACAG